TCTATTGCAGTATCTCTTGAATATGCCATTACTTAATTGCCCATCTTGTCGGTTGTGAATATGGAATATTACTTGTGAGTGGTTTAATGTAATCAATTAAATAACCTAAAGCATCATTCATATGGTCAAAACCTTGTTCCTTATCAGGAATATTTGTGTTTTCCTTGTATATCTGTCTTTGTAATCCTTTTATCATTGTTTTACAAGATTTAGAAACAAAAATATATCGCTTACCCTTAGAATCTTTTAGCTTACTATTTACTGCATTGACTCTATCTCTAATTGATGGGTGTTTATGTTTTGCTTTTACTTTGAAACCAGCATTCTGCAATATAGATAAATCAGTTTTTCCACCAGCAGAAGTTTTACGTTGTCTTGAAGCCGGGTCAGGATAAATGAATACTTGTGCTTTTGCACCATACCTATCTCTTATCTCTTGGCACATTTCATCAGTATTGCTTGAATAAATTACTATCTCATCTACTACATAAACTTTATCTTTTTCTATTTGTGCTACACAAGCTGACATTGGGTCTACGTTAAAGTCCATACCTAAATGAAATGGTTTAGACCAATCTATCTTTTTATCTATAACAGAATCAACAGGGTGAAAGTTATAATAAACAGCACCAGCATAATTTTCAAATGCACCCTCAAACTCTTGTCTATAAGTTCTAATATCTACGTCTTGTTTAGCTTGTTCTAATTCTTCTTTAGAAACCATACCACCCTCAACAGTAGTATATTGAAAGCTAGACCATTGATTATCTTGCTTACCTTTAAGATACATTTCATAAGCCCAATTACCATAACCTTTAGGTGTTCCGCACATTAAAACATTTCCTAAAGTATCTGATACTGATGCTCTTAATACTTCAAACCAAGTTCTTTTATCTATGTCTGCAAACTCATCTAATATTAAAAAGTTTAATCCTGTACCTCTAAGTGCATCATAATTATCTGCACCTTTTAATGATATTGTACTATTTGTTTTTCTTATTCTAATAGTAAGAGTTGTCTCGTTAATATCCTCAATCCAATTAAATTGATTAAGCATTTCTTTTAAATTAGACCAACATATCTCTTTAGCCATTTTAAAAGTTGGTGCTACATACCATATTTGCTGATTGGGTTGAGATGCATATTTCATCATCTCAGTAATACATAAATAAGTCTTACCGAATCTTCTACCTGATATTAATACTCTAAATCTTTCTTTTGACGAACTAACTTCGTATTGTGGCTTAGTTAGTTTAATTTTCATATTAGCTGGTTGCTGATTCCTCACATTTAAAATTGACCATAATTTTGCCTTTATTAACTTCTTCTAAACCTAGTGATTGGTTTATCGTAAGTGCATTTAAATATCCAGCAGTAGAGCAATCGTAATAACTATCATATGGTACATAATTAGGCATTGGTTCAGAACATTGTTGATAAACAGCAGAGCAGATTTGTAAGACTAACATAAACTTCATATGCTATTTACTCAACGATATAATTTTTACAATCTTCTTAGCACCCATATATATTTCTGTTTCTGCTTTAATCTTTTGACAACTAAACCTAACTGATTGTGGATTTACTTCGTGCCTAGCAATACGAGCAGATTTTAAACATTGAGACATCTTTTCTTTGTAAGTATGTTCTACTATATCTCCGTTTAAGTGCATTATTAAAGCTATTACTATTTCTACCATTAGTGATTACCATTTCTAAGTTTATCTATGACTTGTTGTATTGTTATAATCTGTTCTTTTAAATGGTCAATATTGACTTTGTTATATCTACTTGCTTCTATTTCTTTTTCTATTGATTCTATCTGACCCGCTAAATGTTCTATAAGCATATACATTTCTAAGTTCTTAGGTTCTTGTTCTGCTTTTTTAAGTAAGTCTGCTTGAAATAAAGTATCTGCTGTTTCTAATTTATTGAGTCTTTCCTCAATACCAAAATATGCCCATACACCAACAGCTACTCCTACAACAATAGATAAAATTGTTTTAAGGTCTGTACTTACTTTTGTGTTTTCTCCTACTTTCATTAGTTCTCCTCAAATATAGGTCTGTCAGGATTTTCTTGTTTCCATTTATCTTTTAACACAATCCAATAACTTATACTATTATCTCTTTTTTCAAAGTCGCTTACTTGCATTACTCCTAATTCTAAACAAGCACCAATCAGTTCTGCAAATGCTGGTGGTGGTGGACTTATTCTTGGTACACTTCTACAAGATTTAATTAGTTCCATCTGAGTCTTTAGTTTTATTTGTTTCTCTTGTTCTGCAATAAACTCATCACTACAAGCATCACCAATAGATTTTCTATATCTAAATCCGACTCTAGTATCTGTCCATTCGTCTGATGTTCCTGTCTTATAATCTCTTTGTGTAAAATCGTTATATGCTTCCCAGCTACCTTGATTGCACGTGTTTGTTCCGTTTTGTAAATACTCGTTTCTTGCTTGTACTGATGTTGCTACAAACAAAAAAAATAATATCCAAAATACATTACCTGTTAAGGTCTTTAATATCGTATTCATGTTGTCTTACCTGATCACTTAGTTGTTGAAATATATTTTCTGCCATATCCCAAGTTGCTTCTGCTCTTGCTAATCTTTGTTTTAAATCATTCATCATTTCTTTTTGCATATCCATTTCTCTTGTAACACTTTCAAGTATTTCTTTATTAACTTGAATAGTATCTGTCATAGTTAAAACGTATCTAACTGATGTAAATGTTCCAGCTAGTATCGCACCGATAACAGGTATAATAACAATATTCTTTTTTAAGTATTCTAATTTAGTTTTTGGTTTCTTATTCATATCCTTTTAATATCCACTTTAGAATCTTTCTAATGTATTTTTTAATCTTCTTCATAATCTAAATCCTTTTTGCCAAGTTCTTATAGCCCAAAATGCTGGACTCAAACTTTTCTGTCCTCTTACTTTTGATAATATTGGTCTAAATCTTGCCATAAAGCTTTTACGTCTAGCTGGGTCGTTTCTACCAATACTCATTCCTTTTTGACCAAAGTTCACTTTTTGTACTCTGCCTGTTCTAGTATTTTTAACAAATACTTTGAACTTCTTAACGTCTCCACGTTGTACTTTATTGAGTCTAACTGTTCTTCCTTTGTACTTTGCCATAAGTTCTTAATAGCACAAAAGATTTAAGGATTAAACTTTATATATCGTATATTTTAAAGTTAGTTCTTCGCCTTGATTTATCTGTTTTATGGTATGCAAATAAGACTTATTTCCAACTGTTATTCTTACACAATTAGGATTGTCTTGATGATTAATAAATCCGCCTAATGGACTCCTAATAATCTCATCATTAATTAAGATATGAGTTATGCCTAATTGAGTGCCATCTTTAATATCTTGTGTAGCAAATAATCCTAGACCATTGATACTACTTTGTTTGATTGTTAAAGAGTCAGGTAATGGTTTATAAGTCATTGAGGTTCTTCTCCACCACAAATATAACCTATAACCTTTTTACCTTTATAAGTGTGATAATAATGATTACTCATAAATGTTTTCTTTTTCTTTTCAACAGTAGTAATATTAGAATGAAACCAACTGCTACAACTATCGTTTATTTCAAATGTGTCTAGCTTTATATCTCCACCAAATGTAAGATACAACAAGGTAATCATTATAGGTTTCATTATCTTTTAAAATGTCTTGGTCGCCACTTATTACAAACATAAGTATCTTTGACACCTTTTGTTTTATAGACACCGCAGAAATTATGAGGTCTTGAATAGAGTCCACAATTACCACAGCTACCTCTACCTTGTGATGGTCTAAAATCTTGTGGCATTTGGTAAGGTACAAACTCACCATTAGGATAGAAATTACTTCTCTTTATCATCTTCTATTTTGTTTTTATAAAATAGTTTAAGAAAAGCCCTATAAGCACCACCACCATTGTAATCATCTTCTTTATCAGCTTCTTGTTTAAGCTTATCAATCATTTTATGAAAGTCTTTAGCTTCTTTGTTAGTTGTAGTCATTATCTGCCTTGTCCTCTATTTTTAGATTTACCTTTTAATCTTCTTTTATTTTTATTCATAGTGCTTGTTATTGGGTGTCTGCCTAAACTTGTTCCCTTATAAGTTTTCTCATAAATAACTGTTTGACCAAAGATATTGCCTTTCTTTTTAGCCATCTACTTTTTCAGCTTCTATAATTAATGGTAAAGGTTCTGTAATATTTTGTGTTTCAACTTTATCTCTCATATTAAGTTCATTCTTAGATAACCAAACCATCATATTAGGATTGCCTTTTTTAAGTGCGTTCTCCCACATCTTTTTTCTTAAAGATGCTTTTCCCTTGTTTTTATTTACCTCAATAATTTCGGCATAATTTCTTTGTAGTGTTCTAGCAGATACTCCCATAACCCCACCGATTTCTTCTTGGGTGCATCCAATAGATGCCAAAGAACCGAGTATTTTTAAATCAATGTCCTTTTTGGGTCTGCCAACAGGTTGTCTTTTTTCTGCCTTAGTTGTCTTATTTTTGTCGCTTTTCATATTCCTACATTTCTATCTTATTCATAGAAACAATACAACCAATAGGAAAACAATTACGATCTGAGAATACTGCCTCATTTTCGTCATAACTTGCAAAAGTCCATAAATACTTTTTATCTTTTTTAAAAACATAACCTTGTGAAACCATTTGTGCTGGTCGCATATTTAGAAAATCTTTATTGTCTGCGTGTCCTGAGTCTCCCAATATGTCTAACCATTTTATAGAGTAGAAATAGTATTTTTTCTTATCAATTAGAATGTGTCTAAATTGTGATTTCTTACGTCTTACCATTAGTGCTTCTTATTATTACTTGCTTCAATTAAAAGTTTTATTTGTAATTTTAATCTTTGATTTTCCAATGATAACTTTATAATACGTTTTCTCACATATTTAAAGATTCTTAATAGACCCATCATAGCTTGTCTTTTAAAGGCATATCTTCCTTAAATTTATGCTTCCACTTGATTTTACCTTTAATCTTAACTTTTGCATATTCTCCAAATTCATCTCCTAAATATGTTATCCCATTGCTAGACTTATTTTTAGATACAGTATTTAGTTTATTGTTATTTAGTCTGTTACTTAGTACTTCTTGCGATAAGTGGTCTGTATGTGGTTGTTCCTTATCCACATACTGAAATTTGTCATAATTTACAATGCTTATTAGAGTTACTTTTCGGTTCTTGTGGTTGCTAGTGGGCTGTAAGTGATTTGTCCTAGTGGTAATCATCTTCCTACGTACCATACGTAGTATAAAGCTTCTCATTTCGCTATAAGTCATTTTAAATCTTTTAGCAGTTACTCTTAATGGCATAATCATTTCACCTCTACGAACAAATATTGGTGTGTCCATAAACCTAAGAGTCTTATCTTGGTGTGAAGCTGAACTTATCATATATATCCATAATGAAGCTTGTAATATATTAGCAAATACAGGGTGGCGAAATATATCCCTATAAACTACAAAATATCCTGATTTTCTCGACATCTCTCTATCTCCCTATTTACTTTTTCTAATATCTCTTTTTGAGTACCATATCTTTTCTCAAACTCAACCTTACCTAAATGAACTGACAGCTTCCCTGTTCTATGATGTTCAGGACATAAGGGTATAGTCGCAAAATGACTTGGACGCAATCCTAGACCCGTCTGTGATCGAATATGATGTACTTCTGCGTTGGTTTCTCTCCCCTCTTGAAAACAAGCATAACAAGGCATCTTACCAATAGTCTTTAATCTTTCTCTTTCTATTTTATTTGGTCGCTTCTTTGCCATACAACACACTCCCTTTTATATTTACTCATTGCTCTTTTACCTGAGTCCTCAACTTTACCATCAATTTGCAATTCTCGTATTCTTGCTGTTACAGAACTTAATGGTATTTCCATAGTATCAGCTATCTGATGATTTGCTAAAGGATTGTTTAACAATAAATCAAATACCTTATCTTTTAATGTTATTTTGTCTTTTTTATGTTCCCACGCAGATTTACTTGTATCTGAGTTTCGTTGGTAAGCTTCGTAGTCTAGTTTTAGTTGCATATCATTTCTCCTTTTTTAAGGGTGGTGGATTAGAACTTTTTACGTTTATAAACCTTAGGGAGATTTTCAAACATCTAATCCACCGAGAGAAAATGATTGTCTTACGATTCTTATAACATAACCAAAGGATATTACAAAAATTTTCTCTTTTTACCCTGATTCGATTTGTAGTCGATTCTTATTTAATTTGCAATAATTAAAATATAGGTTGTTAATATATTAAGAAAATGGCTATTTTACTAGGTTTTTAAGGGCTAGACAACACAACTCAAAAACATTATAAATTTCAGTATGAATAAAAACTTAGGAGAAAAAATGATACAATTTACTTATGTAGGAAAAGCTAAAGATTGGGAGAAACAATTTAAAAAAGAATTTGGGGGATTACCCTCAGATGCTACATTAGAAGATGTAGTCAAACACAAGGGGTCTATCTTAGGAGAACACGTTGATAGATTCCATAAGGAGAAAGCTAATGAACAAAAAAACAGTTCAAGCTTCAAACTTAAAATCAATAGTGAAAGCGATAAAGCTTCATCAAAAAAAGAAAAAGGAGATGAGCAATAATCAGCTAGATGTGTATATGCACCAGCTATTGAAACAAAGTTTGAGAAGTATGAGAGCAATATAAGTTAACTAGGGGAGAAACTAATGAAGAAAATGATAATGTTAATAGGGCTATCTATCACTCTACTTCAAGGGTGTGCAAGTTATAAACCTGTAATAGATACAAATGGAAGATCAGGTACTTTCAATGAAGATAAAGCAAGAATGATAACTGATGATTTACAGCATTGTAAAACATTGGCAAAAGACAATACCAACACTTTAGTTGAGTCAGGTAAAGCAGTTTATAATGTTTGGTGGAGAGCAAGTACATTATGGTTATCTGATAAACTAGAATATAAATA